GGAGCTTTTTTAACTGCTATATAATAAGCCAAGCCAGCTGCTAGAGCTGGATAAAATCTAAAAGGAACCTGAATAGTATCTACAAATGTATCTGCATCATCTAAACGAATTAAGGCATCATAATATATGACATCCGTACTATTATCTGGCAAAGGCCATAATTTTAGATTTGGTGTTATTTGCCTATCCAAAAAGTATTGAGTAGGTCTACTTTTAGTAGATTTTGTAGGAATATTTAAATAAGAGTCCCTACTTATTCGATCTAAAGAATAATCTGTGCCATCTCTTTGTATTACTAAAGATAGGATATCTATTACATCTGCACTTAAATCATATTGACCATCGTTACTTGTGACAGTGAAACTTCTTTGTGCAATCGTCCATTGGTTAATGCCTCGGTTGGCCCAATCTGCAAATAGAAGATTCATAGATCTTTTGGCTGTTTTTAAATCATAACCAGTTCTAACTTCTAAACCGCAACGCTCAAAGGCTTCTTCAATATATTCAGCTACATCTAATTCAAAGTTTTTAGAGCCAGATACAGTCATAGTTTAAGCTTCCCTTCAATTATCTGCATTTCCATCTCTTTCGAGCCTGTCTTAAACGACTATTAGGATCTTTAGCCGCTTTTGGAAAGTCTTTCATTTGACCAGCAGATCTAGCACAATATGACTTACGCCTTTTCGCGTCCTTACTGCCAGCCTTTACTTTTCCTGTAACTGCTGTCTTTAACTTGCTACCAGGGTTCTTTCTTCTATAAGCTTTCACACCTGCTTTAGTCATTCCCGCACCACTTTTTGTGGGTCGAAAATTCTTCTTATTTCGCTTTGGCATTTCTCCTTTAGAAGCCATGTTAAATCCTATGCGTGGTAAAACATCATCAAATCAACTGTACCAACAACAAAAGTAACAAAACAACCGTCTTTAAATAAAATACCATCACTTGGTATAAACGGATCTTCAGAAGAACTATCTGTTCCTATTGTTCTTGCTCGTACAAGTTCTGTGCCAGTTCCACCTTCATTCCTGATGTTTAGAGTTCCTGCTGTACCTCCAGAAGTAACTGAAAAACCTTGAAGCCTACATCTATCTGCAAAAATAACACCTAAAGCATTGTTGTTAATACCTGCTGATACATTTCCTGCTGGGTTGCCAACTGCTGTTATACTTGCAATTGTTTTAAAGTACCCAGAACTTGTTGCTGTTCCAGCATTTGCTCCAGTTAAGTTCTCTGTAAGAGCAGAACCATTTACATCCGTACCAACTATATTAAATGATTTTGAAGAATCATTTCCTGCTGATAAAATTGTTACCTGTCTTCCAGAAGCATTTGTGACACTTCCGCCATCAGCTAAAGCACCGCCAATTACTAGAGCCGCGTTGTTACCAACGGAAGCCGCTACTGATATTCCGTCTGCGTCTAAAGCTACTTCATCGCTAATAATGACTGGGGTTACGTCTGATACCATTTCAATCTCCTATAAGAAAGGCGGGGCGTTAACCCCGCCAAATTAAACATTAGGCTGCGAAAAGAAACGTACCAGTAGTACCCGCGCCAAGATGCTGAAGGTTGTACGAGACATTCCATTTTCCTACTGTTGTGCAAGTAAAGTAGATGTAAGAACCAATGCTCATTAAATTTGTTGTCGCGTTTGCAGGAGTGAACTTTAACAAAGTTTCTCCAACAGTAGACGCATCAAACGTAACCGCGCTACTTCCACGGCTCTCCATAATGCTGCCCGTTTCATAAACATCACTGCCCGCGCAATCAAAACTTAAGAAAGCAGTGCCGCCAGTAGTGTCTACCGATTGAGCGTGTATACACACAACACCTACTGTGGCAGCAGGAAGAGTAGTAATCTGTTGTGCTCCGCCAGTAAATGGGTTGGTGTTAATTCCAGCAACATAAGAAATGGTAGCTCCTGTAGCTTTAGCAGTTACAGTTAGACCTTTTAAAGTGGGCATTCCGCCAGAAAAGACAGACCCTGCTACCGTAAGGTTTCCGCCAATGCTAGTGTTGTTAGAAAAGGTGGAGTTAGTTGTTACTGCACCTGTTGAGTCTGCAACGGATATATCATTAAATCCATTTTCAGAACGGACTGGTCCGTTAAATGTTGTATTAGCCATGTTATCTCCTTGTCGTGGCTAGAGTCAGTCGCGGGATGCAACTGTCAAGGTGCCTCTACGATACACCACCTTTTAACAAAAAGAAAGAGGGTAACTTATACCCTCACTCGCCTGATTTTTCTTTAAGAACCAATCCGAATATAGCACAGATAATACCCGCCCAAGTTAGTATTGGCATGGTTAATAAAATACCTAGCCCAACGCCAACAACAGCCGCAGCTCCATAGCTTGAAGGCTCTTTTAATCTTCCTTTAATCCAATTCATTTACTTTCTCCTTGTTAAATAAAAAAGGGGCGACAAAAGCCGCCCCAAGTGGTTCCATAAGGCATATGGATTTACGCTCCTGGTGAGCCGAAGATACAACGAGGATCTGAGAAACCAAAAGAATATCTTTCTCTTGCTTTAAATCTCATGTTTCCTGTATCAAAATCAGCTTCCATGTTTGTGGATAGCGAAGTTCTTTCAAAATGAATCATTCCGCGTGGAGCGTCTGTCATCACAAAGAAAGCGTCTGAGTCGGTCAAGAAATCATTAACGGCATAACCCTCTGGAAGCATTCCCATTGAGCGCATAGCGTTAGTGTCATTGTCCGCTGTACCAGAACGAAGATTAGAAACCATTATTCTTTCAGCAATAAATTGAAGCTGACGAGGAATAACAAGTTTCATACCGCGTAGTGCTACTTTAAGACCACGTTCGTCGACAAACCCAGCAATATTAATTAACGCATCTTCAAGAGAAGTTTCGTTAAGATCTGCTGCTGTACTTGGTTCGTTAGCAAACGTGCCACCGTTGGTTAGAGGATGAGACGCATCACAAAGTGCAACTCCGTCACCTCCAGCTGATGCTCCAGCTGCAAATGCGTTGTTTAACACTGCTGCGGCTTTCACCTGCTTAGTGTGTGCCATTGATCGAGCGAGTGCACGAGTATAACGAGAAGATAGACGATCATAGAGATTATCCTCAACTGCTTCCTCTGTAATAGAGAACGCAAGTGCGATTGTCTCATGATTGTATCTCGCCGTATATGCTTCGTTAGCATCGTCGAAATTAACAGCGGAACCCTCCGACTTAGTCGGGGCGGCTCCAAACCCAGATAACATAACTTCTTCTTCAAACGCTCTGTCTGAAGATTCAGTAGTGAAAATCTCTGAGTGTTGGTTCTCGTACCTGGAATACTCCATGCCAAATAAAGCATTGAGACCAGGCTCTAGCTCTTTCGCTAGTTGTGCGCGTGATATAGCCATATCTTAGTCTCCTATACGCCAGTCGTAGAAACAGTAGCCGCTGCAATGGAGCCAGTAGGCGCATTGAAGTGGTTGTTTATACGAACGATTAGTGGGATACCAGCAACAGTGAAATCAGAATTATCTACATCATTTTGGATGCCCATAACTCTTAACGCCAATGTGTTGGTGGCTGCGACTGTATTCAAGTCCGCTGTTGCAGAAGAAATACCAGTAGTTGTAGAACCACTGTTACCCGTAGCAAAAGCAATATTAGCGAATACAGATGTAAGAACTTCCGCTTCAGTGTTCTGTCCTGCAACAACGTTAGATGTTGCAATCGTGAACAATTGATTTGGATCATCGTACAAAAAGGCTTTGACAGGGAATGTAGAATCCGCGCCAGAACCAGGCCAGTAGTTAGAGAATATTGTTTCACCAGTAGTTGAAGAAACGTACTCACAACCTCCGAAAACTCCTACAATAGCGACGTTACCACCAGCCGCAGCTTGTAGATCGTCAATGACACCCGCAGCTAACGGAATAACCGCCATGCCTTGGAATATTGGATTAGAGTTGTCAGAAGCTATGCGATATTCCGTCATCCCGGTAGAGTTGGTCGATTGACCAATTTTTCCCATCGGTCGAAGACCGAAGGAACCGTTAGAATTTGCCATAATAAGCTCCTATTTATAGCAGTTAAAATTATTCAGCGTCGCTTCCGCGTCCGCCAAAACTTACTCGACTTTGCCG